CGGCAAATCTACCATTGCCGCACTGTTTCCGGCTCCTATTTTCATTCAGGCAGAGAACGCTTCTACTGTTTTTGAGACATGGGCAGAGGATAAGCAGCCGCAGTTTTTCCCAGAAATTCCAGCGCCCAACCTTAAGCGTAAAATTCGACCTAGCGAGGTTATTATTGATCAGTTGCGGGAGCTAATCACCGCTGATCACTCTTTCAAAACCGTTGTGATTGACACAATAACATCCATGAACTCGCTGTTTGAGTCGGAAGTGGTTGAGTTTGACCCGCAAGGCGCTGACAACATTGGCGAAGCTGCAGGCGGTTTCCACAAAGGATTCTTGGTAGTTGCCGGAATGCACGTAAAGATTCGCCAGGCTTGTGAGCACCTACGCCGCAAGGGCATTACCGTTGTTTTCGTGTCGCATACCGGCGTCGTCAAAATGAAGAACCGGCCAGAGGCGGGAGAGTACATTGCCTATAGCATGGACATGCCAGAAAAATCTCGTCAGATATATATCAGCTCAAGTGACGCGGTTTTGTACCTTAAGGCCCGCGAGTTTGTTATGGGTCATGAGCAAAACAAAAAGGGCCAAACCACAAAGTATGGGCGCGTTACCAACACTGGCGGGCGCGTTTTGATTGCTAGTAGCGACGGCACTATCGGTTATGTTGACGCAAAAAACCGTTACAGCCTGCCCGAAGAGATTGACGTAGAAAAAGAGCAAAACCCATTACTGGCTTTAATCCCGTTTTTTAATGGCGGCAAAACCGCACCCGCAATCAATGAGGAAGTTTAATTATGTCATTCTGGAATCTTAACGACGGATCATCAGTAGAAAACAACGGCGCGTTTGAAATGGGCGGCGGTGACATTGAGCCAATCCCAGGCAACACAGGATGTATTGCAGCCATAGAGGAAGCTAAATGGGACGAATACAACGAAGACCGATTTATCAGCCTTAAATGGCGCGTAATGAAGCCGGACGAATTTGCCAAGCGCGTGATCTTTCAAAAGGTAAAAGTGTTCGGCACCAGCCGCGACAAAGACCCGCAGGCAACCGCAGACAAAGCCAAGCGAATGCTGGCCGCAGTTGATCAGAACGCTGGCGGTAAGCTTATGAAAGTACAAGGTGAGCCAAGCGACACAGATCTTATGACCGCACTGGTAGGCAAGGTTATGGCTATCAAGGTTCAGATCTGGGAGCTGGACAAAGACGACAACGGTCAAGTGATCCCGAAAGAAGACCGCAAGCGCGGCAACTGGATTAGCGCAGTTGCACCAGCAAAGGGTGCGGCGGCAAAGCTTAAGCCGGCAGCGTCAGCACCGAATCCTGAGCCGGTGGCAGATGAGCCTGACGACTTCGATGACAACATCCCGTTTTAGCAATATCAGGGGCGCAACGCGCCCCAACCCTACCCAATGAGGAATAGCAAAATGGAACAGCGATCCGAAGAATGGTTTAAAGACCGCAAAGGAAAATTGACAGGCTCAAACATTGGCGCAGCTTTGGGCGTCAATCCATGGAAGACGCCAGAAGATTTAATCCGCCAGATGGTGCGCGAGTATCACGGCGCAGAATCTGAGTTTGCCGGAAACATAGCGACGGAATACGGAACATTACATGAGCCGCTTGCGACAATGGATTACATGTCTTTAAGCGGAAACATGGTTGATGATACCGGGTTTCACGTTCACCCCAGCCACGATTGGCTAGGCGCAAGCCCTGACGGGCTTGTTGATGATGACGGCGTTGTTGAAATTAAATGCCCGTTTGGGCAGCGCAATAAAAACCCGCCAGAATTTAAGACCTGCGCAGAGCAGCCGCACTACTTTGCCCAGGTTCAAATGGAAATGGCCTGCACAGGTCGCCAGTGGTGCGACTTTTACCAGTGGGCAAAACACGGCGATAGCCTAGAGCGTATTGAATATGACCCAAAATGGTTTACTGACAGCTTGCCGGTATTGCTCAGTTTTTATCACCGATACATTAACGAACTGGAAAACCCTGAACACCTCGAAGATAAGCACAAAGAAATAAACACAGTCACGGCGCAAAGTTTGTTGGATGAATACGACCAATTAAGCGCAACGATTGACGATTCAACGGCGCGGAAAAAAGAAGTTCTATCCGAGATCGTGAAGATCAGCAAGGAAAGAAACTCTTTAGTGTGCGGTAGAAAGCTCACGCTGGTTGAGCGTAAAGGCTCTATTGCTTATGCAAAGGTGGTTAAAGAGCACCTGAAAGACTTAGATTTAAAGCCGTACACCGGGAAGCCTAGCAAGTATTGGAAGCTTTCCTGATAAGATAAACCCAGCGCGGATAGCCCGGCCAGGTGAAAAGCAGCTAGTCACTGCCTTCCGCGCACTTTTTAGACTCCCTTGGACTGAGTTTCTGCAATGAAACTACGCCCCTATCAACAAGCCGCCGTAGACGCCGCAATACAGTGGATGAAGAAGTGCATCATGCCCGGCCTGCTAGAGTTAGCGACAGGAGCGGGCAAGTCGTTTATCTGCGCAGCCATAGCGGACTGGGTACACCAGACAAGCGGGAAGCGTGTTCTGTGCCTGCAGCCTACGTTCGAACTGACCCAACAAAATCACGAGAAATATCTGTTAACGGGTAACAACGCCAGCATATTCAGCGCGGCTGCCGGTTCAAAGTGCATGCGTTACCCGGTTGTTTACGCCACACCTGGCACAGTAAAGAACAGCCTTAGCCGGTTCGGTGATCAGTTTGGCGCAGTGATCTTAGATGAGGCACATACAAACACGCCGACCATCCGAATGATTATTGAAAGAATGCGCGAAGCCAACCCAAGGCTACGCGTTGTGGGGATGACTGCAACTCCCTACCGCACAAAAACCGGATACATCTACCAATATGATACAGATGGATCATTTGTTGAAGAGTCTAGGGAGCCTTATTTCAACACCCTACTCTACAGAATACAAACGCGGCAGCTTCTAGGTATGGGATTTCTAACGCCAGCCCATGCAGACCCTGACATTGCCGCGAGCTATGACGCTTCTGGGATGCAGTTAAATAGCCGAGGCCAGTTTGACGCCAGAGAAATAGAGCAAGTCTTCGAGGGGCGCGGGCGGTTGACCGCTGAAATAATAGCGGACGTTGTGCGCCATTCAACAGGCAGGAGCGGCGTTATGATCTTTGCCGCTACGGTTGCCCACGCTAAAGAGTGTATGGAGTCGTTGCCTCCTGAAAACAGCCGCATGCTTGGCGGCGACTTGAACATGGGCAAGGCAGACCGGGAGCGCTTGGTTAGTGACTTCAAAGCGGATATTTTCAAGTACGTTGTGAGCGTCGGCACCTTGACGACTGGCTTTGATGCTACCCATGTGTCAGTTATTGCCGTGCTTCGCGCCACTGGATCGCCAGGCATGCTGCAACAGATAATAGGCCGGGGACTGAGGCTAGACGACCGCAAAGAGGATTGCTTGGTTCTGGACTATGCCGACAACATAGACCGGCACGGGCTGCATAAGGATCTGTTTTCGCCAGATATAAAGGTGAAGGGCAAGGACGGAGAGGGCGCTACCCTAGAGGCTGAGTGCCCGGAGTGCTATTACCAGAATGACTTTTCAGCCCGCCCAAACTTTGACGGATTCAGGATTGACGAAAACGGGTATTTTCTCGACCTAACCGGAAAGCGGATAGAAACAGATTACGGCCCTATGCCTGCCCATTTCGGGAGGCGATGCACGGGGCAGGTTAAGTCACTGACAGAGCGCGGGGTGTACGAGCGCTGTGATTACCGATGGACGTGCAAGGAATGCCTTGAGTGTGACGAGCCAAACGACATTGCGGCGCGTTTTTGTGCGGCTTGCAAATGCGAGCTCGTGGACCCGAATGAAAAACTACGGCAAGAGTTCCAGCGCATCAAAAAAGATCCGTACCTTGCCAGCACTGACGCCGTGGTTAGCTGGAAAGCACAAAAGACAATGAGCGCTGCCGGCAACGAGACTTTGCTTTGCCATTATGAGACTGAATACCGAAAGTTTAAGGTCTGGTACACGCCAGAAAGCAAAGCAAGAGAAGCCGTATCAGCATGGGAAAGTTTGAACAAAGCAGTTTATAAGGGCCACGTTGCGCCAGACATTGAAACTTTTTTGAAGTTTTTAGAAAAAGGCGAACAACCAAAAACAATCACTTATTACAGGGACAGAAAAAGCGGATTTACTCGCCCGTTAGGGCATAACCTGCAAGCCGATGAGGCGCTATTATGAAGATGCCCGAATGGCTTAAAGTCTACGGCAACACCGCATACCGCGACCCATGCCCGCCAGAAAGCGCAGAGCAGATTACGTTCTTTGCAGAATTGCGCCGCCGATACCCTGACACTTACGGCAAGCTGGCACTGCACCCAAAGAACGAAGAAAAGCGCAAGGGCAAGCAGTTTAATCAGTTGAGCAAAGATAAGGCGATGGGTCTTTCACCGGGGGCTAGCGACATAATCGTACCGCTAGGATTTGCGTGTGAGATGAAGCGGAAAGACCACACAAAGAGCAAGTGGCAACCGGGCCAGATTGAATACCTCAAGGCCGTACACGATGCCGGCGGGTTTGCTTGTGTGGCTTTGGGCTGGGGGGCAGCTATGGAGGCGCTAGAAGATTGGATAAGCCAACGGACTTAATGAGCCAGGTAATGGCTGGCACGGCAGACTATAACTTTTTGCCCAAAGCCTTGCAGTCTGCCATACGCTTGCCCATCTACTACCGCGCCTGCGCAGTGCTAGCAGAGCCTACCAAGGAGGCTAGGCGGGCCAAGTTAAACGCCGAGCCCGAAAGCGTACGCGGGCTTATAGAAACGGAGGCATTCCGACTGCACAAATTACGATCTAAGGGTTTACAATAACGCACAACTGGTTTATTGTTAACGCACGAATAACGAAAAGGAGAAGTGAGATGAGCATGCGCGAAGAAATGGAAGATATGAGGCACCCAGACGACAAAGCTGCCAAAGCCGCCCGCGATGAGCTACAAGACCCATTCAGCAGCCCAGAAGAAGATGAGGCATGGGCCGAAGCAGAGAAGCGCATGGATGCCATAGGGCATAACGGCGGCACAGGTGAGCATTACGAATCACCCGCAAGCAAGTACCATGTGCAGATCAAAGGCCAGTGGTTTGACGTGTACGACATCCTGACTGCGTACAACGTAACCAATCCAGCAGACGCACACGCTATCAAAAAAATGCTTTGCCCTGGCCAGCGTGGAGCCAAGGACGGTATTCAAGACAGGCGCGAAGCTATTGCTAGTTTGGAGCGGGCTATTGAATTGGAGAGTAACCATGAATGATTTTGCGCTAGAGTTGCAAGAGCCGGACAGCATCACGGCACCGGTAGATCACAACGTAACGGATATTTTAGATTATCTTTCGCTTCTTTCTTTGAATAGCAAGGTTGAGGCGCTGAATTATATCCGCAGCAAGTTACACGAAGTTAGCCCGTTCAAAGACGAGCCTATTGATTTTGTGCAATGGGTATCGACGGACTCCGTACACGCTAACGACTACAACCCAAACAGTGTTGCCCCGCCGGAAATGAAATTGCTTGAGCACTCTATTGAGCATGACGGGTTTACGCAGCCAGTTGTAGGCTGGAAGGACTCTGAGGACACGCACGAAGTGGTTGATGGGTTTCACAGAACAACGGTAGCCAAGCGATCAGAAATGGTAATGAAGCGCTTACAGGGCTTCATGCCGATAGTGTCAATTCAGGGGAAAAACGAAGACCGCAACGACCGCGTGGCGTCAACTATTCGGCACAACCGGGCAAGAGGAAAGCATCAAATTGAATCAATGTCTGACATTGTCGTTGAACTTAAAAAGCGCAACTGGTCAGACGTTCGCATAGCCAAAGAGCTTGGCATGGATCAAGACGAAGTTTTAAGGCTTTGCCAGATTACAGGCTTGTCAGAAGTGTTCTCAGAAGAAAGTTTTTCCCAGGCATGGGATGCAGCCATTATGTCGGACGAAGATCTTTCCGTTATTGATGAATCGGAAATTGGTGGCGCTGAATGCCCTGACGAAAACAGAGTGTTCCACGAATGGCAGGACTGGGAGTGCTTCCCTGCTGGCTTTTACAGTGACAAGCCGCCAAAGGGCATGACGGTTCCAGAGTGCGAAGAAGCTTATCGCGCATTTCTTGCAGATACGTCGCAGTTTGGCGAGGCTCTTGAGCGAGTAATCACAGAGTGGAAATTTTCATCAGAGCACTATTTGACTAACCCGAAAATGAACCGCATCGGGTGGCTGGGCCAGGCGGCAATGTGCATAATGTCCGGCGTTCCGGCTAGGTTTTGCGGTGGTTACAACTTGTTAACGGAAGGGCAAAAAGAAGCGGCAGACAGAAAGGCGCTTGAATATTTGAACAAGTGGTTAGAGGCGAACGGGCGAGACTCGCTTGCATGGGAAGACGCGCAATCAAAAACAAAAGCAAACATATACTGAGGTAGTTATGGGACTTAAAGTGCCTGTAAATAAAAACGTACTTACCGCTGCTAAGCAACGCATAGCCTATACGTTCGACAACTTTGAAAAGCTCATGGTGTCTTTTTCTGGCGGTAAAGATAGCTCCGTTATGTTTCACCTTGTAATGGAAGAAGCAATATTAAGAGGCCGAAAAGTTGGCGTGATGCTTATAGACTTTGAAGCCCAGTATCTAAAGACCGCAGAGCACGCACAGGAGATGTTTGAGCTTTACGCTGACCATATAGACCTTCACTGGATATGTTTGCCCATGAAACTTAGAAACGGCGTGAGTGTATACCAGCCAGTATGGACATGCTGGGATGATGAGCTTGAAGATCAGTGGATAAGAGAGCTTCCAAGAATGAAAGGCGTGATGTCTAACGCTAGCGATTACCCGTTCTTCGTAAAGAACCTTGAATTTGAAGAGTTTATTGTTATGTTTTCAGACTGGTACGCAGGTGGTGAGCCGCTTGGTCAGTTTGTTGGGATCCGTTGCGATGAAAGCCTTAACCGGTTCCGTACAATCGCCACCGTCGATAAAACCATGTTCAAAAAGAAGCGCTGGACAACTCACGTAGTAGATCAGGTGTTCAATATTTACCCAATTTACGATTGGCGTACAAAGGACATCTGGAAGTACCACGCGGCAACAGGCAAGATCCATAACGAGATTTACGACCTGATGCACCAGGCTGGCGTGCCATTATCTCAGCAAAGGCTATGCCAGCCATACGGTGACGATCAGCGGCGAGGGCTGTGGCTTTATCACATACTTGAGCCGCAGACATGGTACAAAGTTGTTTCCCGCGTCAATGGCGCGAACAGCGGGGCGCTTTACGTAAATGAGACGGGCAACATGACCGGCTATAACAAGATCACACTCCCAGAAGGTCATACGTATAAGAGCTTCTGCAATCTTCTGTTGTCCAGTTTGCCAGAAATCAGCCGGATTCATTATGTTGAGCGGTTTAAGTCTCACATTTCAGGCTGGCGCAAGCGCGGGTATATTGGCGACATCCCAGACACCGCGCCCCGAGAGCTAGAAAATAAACATTGGGTGCCAAGCTGGCGCAGGCTGTGTAAAGTTTTGCTGCGTAACGACTGGTGGTGCAAGGGGCTCGGAATGACTCAACCAAAAAGCGAAGCCTACGGGAAGTTTTTGAAGATGAAGAAAGCTAAAAAAGAGGCGGCAGGATGACATCACCCCAAAGCCTATCCGACAAACTAACCCACGCTAAGCGCGAGACAAAAGCGCTCAAGGCACAGCTAGAAGCCAGCCGCATAGCTTACGATGATCTGCTGGCAGCGTTTGATAAATCGGTATACACGCCTGAAGTAATTGCTAGGCGCAACATGTTTAAACGAGCGAGGGACAAATACAATGGCTGATTTCGCTGACGACGCAGCAGAGATAACAGAAAACTATCTACAGGTGGCATTGCAGAATGCCAGGCAGCAGCCCCGGCAGCATCCATTCACTGGCATCTGTAGAAATTGCGACCACCCTGTGAGCGAGGGTGCTTTTTGCCCCGGCGGAGAGTGCCGCGATGATTACCAGCGGCGAACGATACACGGCAGGTAAAGTAAAGCCCCACACTGGGGCTTTATTTAATTACAATCCGCGCCACATCCTCAATTTCCAGATTCTTGTATTCAGCCGGCAAGCCTGCTAGATCAATTAATGCACATTGCGCACGGTAGAAGCTTTCGACTGTCGGCTTGCGCTTCCAGACCTTCCATAGTGAAAACGTGTTTTTCCCTAGCCCTGACGCCTCCTGAAGTTGACGCTGTTCTATCTGCATGTGATGGCAAACTGCCAGCAGAAGGTAAACCTTAAATTTCATAATATTGATCCTTATGGTAGACATCTACCCTGTAAGCCTGTATGGTAACACAACCATAAGGAGAAACAGAAACATGAAAACACAATCTGCATTACTGATAATCGTCGCCCCCCTTTTAGTGGCCAGTTACGTGATGGGCGAGCAAGAGGACATCGACAGCAGGCAGGCTAACTACTGCGAAATGCGCAGCATCTATGAAAACAGCGGCGGCGAGTATGGCTGGCCGAGAATGGACGGATATGGAGAGTGCAAATGACCGACTACAACACAGAGTTTTCCGAGCAGCTAATGCAGGAGTATGGAAAATGAATAAGCTAGAGATTCAAGAAAGATTCACCGGAACAGTTTACGTCTGCGTGTCTATCGACCCTAATTCATGCCTGTACGGCGAGACGTTTTTATCAAAATTCGACCCAAAAGGTGCCAGTGATTCGATTGCGCTTGGCAAAGCAGATGTAGACATTGCCCTAGACCGCGCCGTCACGCTGAACAAGCAAGTGGATCAGCTCAAGGCATCAAAGCGCAAGATCATCGACGAGGCCAGCGCTAGGGCTGGACAGATTGACGAGGCTATTGATAGTCTTCTGGCTGTGCGGAGGTCAACCCTATGCCCGACTACATTGACGCCCTCCAGCGACACCTAACCGCCGCCTCTGACGCAGTGCTGGTCGCCGGCAGAGGCCCGCTGACACCCGAGCACGACGCCTGGCTCGATGCCTGCGCGAATGCCGAGTACTGCGCTCTGAGCTACGTCCGTGCCGCTGAAGCCAGGCTGGCCGGGCCGGCGCTCTCCCCCTGCCCCTTCTGTGGATCAAGCGCCCTTCGCGTGTCGTCTGCTGGGCACTCCGTTTTCTGCCGCTCTTGCAATGCGCTCGGCCCACCGGGCAGCGACGACGCATCAGCGGCCGC